GACTTTTTTCGTTGGTGAATACCGAATTCACCTTAACTCCACTAATCCGTGACCCCTTCTTAAACATTTGGTTTAGCTTATTGATCTCATCAGCGAACGAATCAACGTTCACAGGGGCCACCCTGGAGAGATCTGCGAGTGGCAGAATCTTGATAGCAATACCGTTGCTGTAAGGAGATTTGGACGCAGCAAAATTGAAATCGGACCTTCCGTAAAACGGAAGACCTTGCATGGCCTGTTGCCTCTGTCCAAATGTCATGATTGGTATCATTAGACCATAGGAGGTAAGTTTGTCGTTCCAAGTAGAACGATTGTTCCGTCTACTGGAGCGGTCAGTTTAGCAACTTGACAGTAAAACGTTCCGCCTGCTGGAATCTTGATCGTTACTCCAGTTCCGCTAGTTCCCTGAGAAACTGTCCATACCGTAACGTCCTGTGCTGCGGCTGCACAATTATGAACTCCGAACCAGCTAGGTGTCATTGTTCCAATGGATCCAGGAATTCCATCGTTCAGGATAGCTCCGCTTGGGTTCGTATCCGTAAACGCTGGCGTGTAGATCGTGCTGTTATTTGCGTGCTTCTGTACGTATTTTGCAATTGGAATCATCTGTTACTATATTTTTAGCAAGCGCAATCGCTAACGCTGATATTGCTCTTTGTATAAACGATCAATCCGGTCACAGTAGCGCAACTTCTAGTATTGTTCGTCAACTCTATTCTATTTATCAGTTTGACGGCCGACATAGTTAACGGATTCGAAAAGTGCGCAAAAAATGAATCTAGCGGCATGGTGTTTACTTGTTCGACGTAGTTTCCTGATCCATCATCTTTCATGCAAGTTATGGTAATCGTACAATTGGTATCCTCAACCAAAGTGTCATTTCCATCAGCATCGGTTGACGAGTAAGTCACGTACAGCAAAATTCCTCGAGCGTAATTTTTCGTGCTCGTGAGTAGGTAGTACGCTGGCAAGCTGGATACTCCACCGGAACCAATTGGTTCGATGTATTCTGTTCCATTTCCCAATGGATAATTGACTGGAGTATTGGCAGGTTGATAAGTCGGTAGTATTTCGTCGAGAACGTTATCGAACAGCTGAAGAGTTTCGCCAGCGCATACTTCGAAATTTATCTGATTCTGAGTGTCGACCGGGTAAATGAAATTCTGTAGGGCACAGTACGCTGCATCAGTCTGAGCCTGATTAAAGACCATGAAACACTTGTCGACCAGCCTCAAAGTTTTTTTCCCACTTGTTTGGGAAGCGCAAAGATTCGCAAAAGCGGCGCTGGTCCTCTTTTTTAACGGGTCGTCATTGTATTGGATGTATGCCATGGCAGTCAACTATTTTTACGGATCATGCGGCCGTTTTAGGTCGGGGATATGTTCTCCCCTAGCAACTATCTCATCCATCGTCTTCGTGCGATGAGTAGTCTCGCTTAGGTTATTTAATTGCGGACTGCTGGCAGGTTCAGGAATTTCGGTCGTTATTGGTTTAGATTCAGTCACCTGAGGGACGACTGGTTCCTCACGCTTTTTGAAAAGCAATGGAGCTGCAGGTTTCTCAGTAGTTGGAGGTAACGTGGTGGTAACTTCTTGAGCTATTGGAATTTCCGGTTCAACTGGAATTGGTTCAGGCTCAGTTACTTCCTCGTAAGGTAAGCTTTGTGGTTCAGGCGAAGGTTCCGATTCCACTTGTTTTATTGTTTCGTCTGGCTTTATGTAATCGACGAGAGCTTTAATGAATCCCAACGCGACCATTGGCAAGATTGCTCCACTTATGAGGCCAAGGATCCTTTTCTGGTAAATTACTTCTTCGTCTACCAACCCAAATAATTCTATCCATTGCTGGTAATCCTTGGCATGAGAGTACGCGAAGTACGTATTTCCCATTGCCTGCATTGCCGTAAGGACGATGAAGAGCGCCCAAACGATCGTTTTGTTCATTTTGTGAAGGGCAACGATCGAAGCCAAAGACGCTGCGGCTCCAACCTCGTACGCAACGGCAAGCCCTATGGCTAGCCACATCGGGTTAGTTAACGCAAAAAAGTCAACGACGTGAACCGTTGATATGAGCGAAGTAATTACATAGAGTAAAGTGAATGCACTTATGACGAAGTAGTGCACTGTTTTCTTTTTCATCTATTATTTGCTTCCAATTTTTTTAAGCTCTTCGTCTATCGCTGTCTGGCGATTCACGTCAAGCATTTTTCGATCGGTAGCTTGAATCATTCGTTTTTCTGCTTTCAAGCCTTCGATCGTCAGGGCTTTGGTCAGTTCATCGCGAGTTGCAATGGAATCCAACCTGGCATTCGTTATTTTGTCCTGTTTTTCAAGCTTCTCCAATTTTCTGGAAGTCGAACAGTTCTGAACGAATAGGACAACGAAGACAAAGCCAAAGGCTATCAGTATCTTGATGATGTGTTGTTCAATGAATTTCATCGTTACGTGTCTTTTGTTTATTTATTTCGAGGTCATTGCGTTACTAATCCAGTCGAAGATGCTTTGGTACTCGAATCCTATACGGATCAACAGGTACGCTAACAGTCCAGCTACTGCTGCCCAAGCTGCTATGTAAATGATGTTCCATAGTGTTGCGATTGGCCGATACTTGATCTGAATCAGGTAGGCGTAGTAGTCCTCGTTCTTGATTCGTTCAGTTTCGGCCTCTATTAGTTCACCAATCCCAGCTTTTTCGAATAGGGGCTTCTTTTTCAGAAGGGATTCGTAAACTCTGCTCTTTTCGAGGTCGATGGTTTCGTCTCCCATCATTAGAGTTTCTGGTTCTAAGTTGAGAACGTAGTACGCACGGTTTCTCTTGTCGATGCGCATTCCGTTCGTTTTCAAAGAACCATCGGCGAACAGGCGCTTCATCTGTTTCGTGTAGAAACGCCTGTTCGCAAAATTACGAAACACCTGCACGCAGGTTTCGTAAAATGTCCGTGGTTTTAATGCTTCAAGTAATGTCATGCTCAAAAATATTCGTTAATTTGTTCCCTCATGTGCGGGTTGTTTTCCAATACGCGGTCCCTTAACATTTTACGAGCTTTTCGGATCTTGGTTTTCACCGTGTTGAGATTCATGTCGTACTTGTCGGCAATGTCATTTCCCCGCATCTGGTTTATCTCTTTATCTATAAGGATGTCCTTTTCGATGCATTCCGGTAAGGAGAACATTTCTGAATGAGTCATTGAGAACAGGGCATTTAGGTACTCTTCTCGTTCCAAGTTGGAACTTGAATTGTCCTCAATGATTGGCGGGTGAGTTAGGCTGTCGAGCTTCACCGTGATTTGGCTCGTAATCTTGTGCTTGTGCAGCAGAGCTTCGTTCCTAGCGATCGTGTAGATCCATGTGGTGAAACGATACTCGTCATTGTAAGACTCAAGGCCCTTGAAAATTTTGAATAGTGTGTTGTGAAGAACTTCTTCGGTTTCGACGCTTGCTTCGGGCTGATCTTTGAAAAATTTCCAAATGAAAAATTTGAGCTTCGGGTACATTATCGAGGCCAGTCTGTTCCTGTCCTTCTCCGTGTAATTTTTGCTGTTGATTTTTTCAGCGAGTGCTTGCATTTCGTCATTAAGTTGCTTGTTGATTTCATCGTACGCGTTCATATAAGGTGATTATTTTTACTTTAAGAATTGATGGTTCGGATTTTTCTCTTTCCATTCTTCGTATCTTTTTATTATCTGGATCAGAATGTCTTTTCTCATAACGTCTTCTTCTCCAAACTTATGCACTGCTAAGCCGGCAAGTCCTTTCATCAGCTTAATAAAGTCAGGAAGCGCTACCTGTTCTCTGGCGATGTCGGACTGACTGATATCGCCACAAACTACGGCCTTCGATTCCTTACCCAATCTCGTGATGAATAGCATAAGCTGTTTGAAGTTAGCATTTTGCGCTTCATCAAGAACCATCAAGCAGTCGTCGAACGTTGACCCACGCATGTAGGCCAATGGACGATACTCAATTACTCCCATCTGCTCAAGCCAGCTCACAAGATGAGGGTCTTTCAGTAATTTTACTAAATTGGACCGATAACTTTCCATGAAAGGATCAATTTTCTCCTTTATGTCGCCGGGCAGGAAGCCCAACTTCTCGCCGGATTCTTGTATCGGCTTGGACAAAATTATTTTGCTGATCCTTCCAGCAGTGTACAGTTTGAGGGCAGCCAGGCATACGGTGAATGTTTTACTCGTTCCTGCTGGTCCGTAACAAAAGGTTATGTCATTTTCTAAGATTAAATTGAGATACTTCGTTTGCGAATGATTTAATGTGATGTGTTGTAAGTCGTTCTCTGTGATTTCAAGGCCAATGATTCTTTTTGATTTTCGTGGTTCTCTAGGTTGTTTAGCCATTCGGTTTCTTTTTTTTCTTACTCTCGTTTATTTTGTCCTGGACGCTCTTACACTTTTGACACATTTCGTAATCCTCAATGCTTTCAAAAAATGTTCTAGCTTTTTCCAGAACAGTTTCCCATTCGTCTTTCTTTGCTATTACATCGATTTCCTCCTCCATTATTTTTAAGTTCTTAACGTAGATCTGCTTTTTATTACCAGCGATCGATTCCTCGATAGCCTCTATCAACTGCGAGAATATTCTCTTCTTATTGATCAGGTAGCTTTTTGCTTCATCGATTGCTTTCATTCTCTTTTCGATATTTTTCGACGGATTCGACGTACTGTTTCAATTCTTCCGAATTGCTACCGTAAAATCTCTCCGAAATTTCTCTGTAGTTCTTGATGTAATCGTCGTTCATTGACTGGTTCAATCCAGAACTTCTAGCTATTCCAGAACCTCCACCGTTCAACTCGTTAAGAATTCCGTAATCGTAATTCGTTCCCTTGTTGAAGTATGCGTCCTTTAAGTACTTCTCGTGAACTTCTGCCATGTATTCTGGAGGCATTCTATCGAGTTCAGCATTCGCTATTTCCCAAAAATTAGGAGATTCAAAGAACGCAGCA